CGTCATAAGTTGCCCTTATAGGTGAGATGCCCAGAAAAGGTCTGGTGGCCTTTATATAATTTAACACTGTTCGTCAAAAAGGACAATAGTTAGCGGTTTTTGCCACTTATTGCTTTTATTAGCGCACAATCCTAGCAGAGCTAGGATATTCTAATTTATTAATTTCTATGCAATAATGTTGTTTTGGAGGATCAAATATGAATGACCATCAGCTCTTAAATAAATACTGGAACACCTTTGGTCACCTTGACCTTGAGCCAGGCGAGATGCTCGATAAAGATGATATTGTCGGTTCTGAAGCCTTTACCGAAAAAGACGCTGATAGATTAATTATTCTCCTCTCAATGTCTTCAGATAGTCTTGAATCCCTTGAAGCCATTGTTCATTAGCCATCTGGTAGTCTTGCGCTGACCCTGCTGTTTGCAGCGACCTATACGGGCCTTGTTTCGTTGCCCTTGCTTGCGCTGGATCTCTAAACATAACATTCCAAGGAACCATTTCATCAGTGATTGCCAGCCCCTGTCTTGCTGGTATAACAGTATTGTATGACGCATTCATTGATGTATTTCTTTCTAGGTCTCTTGGATCAGTGTATCTGGAAAGCATTGCCCTATACCCAGAAAAACCAACCGGCTGATCACGCAGATTAGGGTCATTGATGGCCGAATAAACATCACTCATTATTGGCGCACCCTGATTTTGCATTTCAACTGAGTCTAATGCGCTAATAAATGCTTTTCTTTTATTGCCTGCTGTTGGGCCTTTTGGCGTATCTGTTGCCAAGTAGCTCATTAACTGTTGCGGACTTTCATACCCAGGCCAGTCTTTAGCAATGCCCTGAGTATCTCCTTTGTCTAGCATGGCTTTCATTTTATTGTTCAGCAGTAGTGCGCCATCTTCAGTTAACCCGCCAACACTATCAATGTATCTCAAAGCAACAGCAGATGCGGATTCAGAAAAGTTTGATCCAGGGTGACCCATGCTCATGTACATCAAGACAGGTTCTTGTCCGGTTTCATCGGCAACCTTGTTAACGTGAAGTTGTTTTGTCCTTGCGGCATCTTCCATGCTCATCCAATTACCCCATCTGTCTAGATGCCTTGGGCCTCCCTCGACAAGATACGGGTCAATATCTACGCCAGCGACTCTTGAAACTAAAGCCCTATTAGTTCTGTCAGCAGGCAAAGTAATTATTGGCCTTCCTAAAAGCTGCTCATAATTAGCAGATTGTATGAATAAATCTTCAGGAGTTGTAACAACACCGCCAAGTAATCTTGCATCTTCTCGGCGTTTAATCACGGGGTCATTTTGATATTCTTGAACTCTCCGGTTAAAAGTTCCTGAAGATATTGTTTCTGGCCTTACATTTGGGTCTACCTGCGCCATCAAAGGAGATTCGCTGTACCCTTTTGGGTTTATCGTGTCCATTACAGGCAGTTCTATGCGTTCGCCTGCTCTCGCTGTTTGCACCACATCGCCAAAGCCGCCAACAACTTCCCCAGCAGCCCTTCCCGCTTTAACTAATCCACCAGCCAGAGGCAGCACACTGATACCGCCTAACGCCATGCCAAGCAGATCATCATCGCGCCTTGCTCGCTCAAAGTCCCTTACGCCTTGCGCCGTACCAATACCAGGCGCAAACCCCATGCCTATGTCAGCAAGCGTCTCACCCAAGCTCATGTCCTGTGGTGTGTCTAATGACGCAAACCTTCGCGCTCGATCAACCATGCTCATGCTTTGCTGTGCTGGTGCGGATGGCATCTGACCCTGCTGTGACAGAATGCGATCTCTTGCGCTTGGAAATAAATTACGCAGTGCTGACTCGGCCATGATTAATACTCCTCGTCATCTTCTTTAGGTTCCCATGCCTGACAAACTCTGAGGTTATGGCAGACAAACTCAAACTTCATGCAATAGCCTCGACCACCGCCATCAGCGTCATAGTCATCCTCTGGAACAACTTCCATCATCTCCAGTTTTTCAGGAGAGTTGTTGAAGTATTCGCAGTTGCCACACATCTGTCTGCGAGCCTCTGCTGGCTTTATGCTCCACGCCCTTGCCATCATGCGGTAGTAGTCAGTGTTGTCGCTGATCGTTTCTTCTGGGCCAAACTTCCAGTTCTCGATGACGTTGGCACGATTCTCTCGGTTAGTCTTAGCAGTGAATGGTTCTTCCTGCTGGATGATTATTGTCATGCCTTCTAGTGGATTCATATGCGACCCCTGAACGGATTAAGTGCGCTCACTACTTTCATCTGGTTATCAATCTGAATACCTTCAGTCTGGACAGTTTCCTTCTGTATCTTGGCTCCTGCTTCCTGCGCCTTGATCTGGGTATTCATTCTCTGTGTCTGAGCGTTAAAGGTATCTAACTGGAGTGATGCCTGCTCTGCCTGTAGGTTAGCTTGCATCTTCTGCGCCTCAAGTTGAATCTTGGCGGTATCCAGTTGCAACTTCTGCACCTCAACCTGCGCCCTCATCTGCTCTGCTTGCGCCTTAGCCATCTCAGCCTGAGCTAACAACATAGCTGGGTCTTGCTGCTGACCCTGACCCTGTGCCTGTGCTGCTGCCTGCTGCTGGGCCATCTCCTCCTCTGTCATCTGCGACTGCGGTATCAGACCCTGTGACATCATCTGGAGACGCTTGCGCTCACCAATCTGCGTTGCTGCACTCGTTGGAATAGCGTTGAGCAGGATGTCACCAGCCATCCCAATGATTGACGGATCAACCTTAGCAATCTCGATAATGGTCTCAATGGTTTCCTGCTGCCTGTTCCTGAAACTTGGGCCAGCCCGACAAGTAACTGAATACTGTCCCTTGGTCAAATCGTTGATGGTAACGATGTCACCAGTCTGGTTATCAATGACCGGCTCGTTCAGCACCTTCATCTCTGTTGAGCCGTCCTCGTAGAGCAGCCTGACCGTTCTCTGAGCGTCATAGACCTTGGGTATTGCCTTGACCAACAGGTCTCCAGTGGACGCAATAGCAGCCTCCAAAGCCCTGAAGTATTTGATAGTGCCGTTGTCGCCCTTGGTCTGTAGACGCTCGATTGCCACGCCTGACTGAAGGCCAGGGTTATCGCCCATGCTTGCAGCAAACATTCCAGCAGTCTGACCAATGATCTGACGCATTGATTCGCTGATCGTGCGTAGGCCAGGGTTCACCAGTGCGCCACCCTGCTGCTGTGGAGAGCCAGGGTTCTCAGGGTCAGGGTTAAAGAACTGCACTGGATCAGAGTTCGTATTCAGGGAAGCCAAGGTATCTTCATGGCCTGCCGCCTGTGTCAGCGTCATCCAGTATTTAGCCCTTGGTGCAAGTGCGCCCTCTTCAATCTCTCTGGACAGTGAGTAGTTCAGGACACGCTGCGGGTCTAGCAACTTCTCAACAACACCCCAGTAGATGGTCTTGTTTTCGACAATCTTGAAGTTACCGTAAACAGGGATGATCGGCACTCGGTCAAAGATCGTATCCTGCTTCTCTTCCAGCCAATCTGTTTGGTCAAAGAACCGTGAGCAAACCTTGGTTCTGAAAGCATTACGCCTTCGCACCTCTTCGATGCCCATTGCCGCCAATTCGTCTTTAATCTTCTCAAAGTCATCATCAATGGTGTAGACAGCACCGTTGCTCATCAGCACCAACTCAGATGCCTCCTGCTCAACGTAGAACAACTGACCCACCACAATGACCTGACCCTTGTCGTAGTATGCGTCACCCTCTCTGTCGATGGATACGGATGCCTGTGAACCCTCTGGGTATCTCTTGATGTATTCTTGGGTTGACATAGCATGAAGCAGGAAAGCGTACTGAGCGTCTGACTTATCCTGTAGGTATGACGCTGGATCAAACCACACCCTGTCAATGAAGTTGGCAACTGGCTCGATAACCAAGTCCTGATCAAACGACTGTGGGTCAGCGTACTTGTGGGAGATCATCCAGCCATCATAGCCAGCAGTAGCCATGCCACGGCCAGCGTTGATGTAGATGTCCTTGGCTCGACTCATGGCCTCAATGTTACGCACAAGCCCGTCAATGATCATGGCAGTGTCTTTGCTTGCTGGGCCAGACATTGGGCTAACCTTGATGTCAAAGTCAGCCTGCTCGATCTCAGCAGTTACCTGATCGACAATCGGGTTAACCATGTCAAACGTGTATCTTGGCTTGCCGACATTGTTCGTCCACCAGTAGGGTTCCCACTGTCCGTCACGCTTATCGCAGAACAGATGCGCCTCTCTGGCCTTTTCACGGTTATCGTGATCAGCCTCCTGAGCCGCTGTCATCAAGTTCAGAATTGTCTGGTGGCTGGTGTAGTCAACCATGTACTCGCCGTTCTCGTCAGTCGTATATGCCATCATGCCCACCCTTTAAATTTGATCTGCTTCACCTGCAACTTGTCGCCCTTCTTACTCTGGGCAAACTGTCTAAAAGCGTCAGCCCCTTCTGAATGCTCATCATGCAATGGCGTATCCATGAAACGCTCGGTTGTCCTGTTCCACCTTTTCCGGTATCTGTCTAAGTGGATAATGCCATTCTTGCAGGCAGTCTCATCAAACCAGACAGTTGAAAAAGCGTCTCGGGTTGCTTGTATCCCGTGATTGATGTCATCAACCCTTGGGACAATCTCAATGTTCTTTAACCCTAACCTTTCCAGCATTTGCCTTGGCGACAAGTTAGCAACCTGCCCCTGTCGCGCATGACCAGCATCGTGCGGCAGATAGTGTACGCCCCAGACATAATCCAGCTTTTGCAACTCTCCCATGTAATAGGAGTATGGCTCACCCCAGCCCTCGATGAACCCGATAAAGTTATCACTCTGCCCGACACGCTGATGCAGCCAGATCGCCGTACCATCGCCGTTACCAATGTCCCAGTACGTGTTAACAGGGTATCCCTGTCTGTACGGCACTGTTGTTATTCGTCCCTGCTTACGCGCAGCCGTCATCTGTACAGAGTAGTAACAGCCCTCGGTGGACTGCTGGAATGCCTCGCCTGGCGTTGACGGGTACTCCTGCCACATCATCTCAGTCTGGCCGCTGAAGTCATTATCCCTTGTTGAACACCACCACGCCCGCTGTTCAATGGTCAGTGTGCAGCCTTCGTCCTGCTCAATCTTATCAAAGTATTCATTGTCTTTCGCTGTTATCACTACACCAGCTGGTGACATCTCGTACTTTGGCTCAATCCACCACGGGAAGAAGTTAAACTTAAAGTCCTTGGGCGACAGCCCTGTTCCTTCAGCCGCCTTGTTCATAGCCTTGACGCATATGTCGTAGAACGCGCCCTCCTGCCCTTCTGCGGTTGATTCGATAAACACCACGCCATTGCTAGTGACTGATGGGATTGAGCCTGTAATGACCTCCTGCGCCCTCTCTGGGAACTTAGCGCATATCTTGCCAAACTCGCTGATGTGTAAATATTGCAGTGTGCCGCCTCGCGCACTGGTGGCTACCCTTATGGACGAGTTGTTGTGCTTGAACAGAAGCTCTGATTGGCTATCACGATCAAGCTGCATTGCCTGCCTAAGCGTTACGGGTAGGTTATCGTAAGCGAACTTGACCTTATCCCTGAATATGATCTTTGCCACATCCTCGGATTGAGCCACGATTGCAGCGCGTACATTCTCACGGAATAGCGCACAATCAAGAAAGTAAATAGCAATAGCTGTCGTAAAGCCTAGCTGCCTAGCCTTGAGGATAATGTTGCGGTAGTGCAACCCAGTCAGCAACTTCATCTGTGAAGCGTTTGGGATGAAAGGAACTACCAGGCTATCCTCTCCGTCATCACCCTTAACCATGATCTTGTAGAGCTTTCCGCTGGTCAGCCTCCACATCGGATCGCTTAAGAGTTGCTTGAACTCATCGTTAGTCACAAGATGGCCCCAGCGTGTTGCCAGATATTTCTCTTATCACCATTGTCAGCGGGTTAGCAGCGTCACCAGTTATGGCAACACGGTCACCGTAGTTCTTGGACTTGAGCTTTGAGGCAGTCCACTTGTAGGCATCTATTGCCACCCTTGCGGCTTGCGGGTCAACTTCGCCAGACAAGCACTGCTGGGCAATTTCATCAATCATTTCAGCCCTGTGATCAGCTCTTTCTTCACACGCGCGTGTGTATTTGTCCTTAAAACCTTCTATGTCATCCATCCATCGATACACAACTGAGCGCACAGGCATGTCATCCATAGCGCATACTTTAATCAGGCTCATCTCACTGAGTCGTGATAACAGTTTCAGTTCTATCTCTTTAGTGTGGAAAATTGGCCTACCTTGTGGCATTACTCGTACCTTGCTGCTTTTGGTTTGGACTTCTTAGCCACGTTAAGGGCTATTGCTACTGCCTGCTTCTGTGGTTTGCCAGCAGCCATCTCTGTCTTGATGTTTTTGGCTACCGTCTTCTTACCGTACCCTTTCTTCATTGGCATAGCTCACCTCATTAAAAATGCCCCATGTTGCAGGGGCATAAGAACAAGCAACTCGGATGATAACAACTTACAGCACCCCGATTGTACCTTAAATCAATTAACTTGAATAGGTGCAGACCATTGCACCCATTATTAGCCTGCCCTTAAATAAAATCTATTGATCGT